GAACGGACGGCATCACCTTCGAACTGGAAAATGCCACTTACTTTGTCATCATTGAGGACGCGGAAAACGGCAGGGTCATCCAGCTTCAGAGAATACAACTGCTCTGCAGTTACGCAGCCAGTATCCTCAATGATGCCAAGTGTGCGAAGTCCCAAGGCATCAATCTTTAGAAGGTTGAGATATTCAGAGTCAGGCTTGTCAATCTGCGCAATGCCCTCAGCGCTGACTGTGCAGAAGTTGGTAACAGGCTCGTTGCACACCAAGATGCCAGCCGCGTGGACTCCCGTGTGGCTAGGGTGGAGTTCCAGGTTGCCCATGCACTGGGCTGCGATAGGGAAGCGCTGCCTGAAGGATTGGCCAGGCGTGGTTTCTACAAAGGTATCTTCCAGGCCCTTCCCGTAACGGGCATCACCGGAAGAGTAAACGATGAGCGCGTTGCGAACCTGGAACGTTTCATCAACTGGAACACCCATTCGCTTGCCAACCTGAGCCATAACGGACGCGGCCTGAAGGGTGTTGATGTTGCCAAGCTTCGCAACGTTGTCAATGCCGTATTTGTCGCGCAAGTAATCAAACACCATGAACCGCTTGGTGTCGGCAAAGTCGATGTCGATGTCAGGGAGGTCGGCGCGGCTAACGTCAATGAATCGCTGGAAGAGCAGCTGGTGAGGGATTGGATCCACCTCGGTGATGTCCAGTACATAGCAAACCAACGAGCCTGCAGCAGAGCCGCGCGCCGGTCCAACCAGCATGTGAGTCTTGGCGTAACGCACCAGGTCGGCAACCACCAAGAAATATGAGTCAAAGTCCTTGAGCTGGATCTGCTCGATCTCAGTCAACAGGCGCTCTTCATACTCATCAGTCCACTCAGCAATGTGGCCCCTTGCCAGGCGCGATTTTTGACCTTCACGACAAAGCGCCACAAGATCACCTTCCAAGTGGATGAGTGGTGCTTTGGCCAACTTGACGCCGTGAAGGTCACGGGCCACTTTGTAGGTGTTTTCAACGGCCTGGTCAAACTCTTCACGAGTCATGACATACTGAAGGTGTTCCCAGATTTCCGCCTCAGTCGCGATGTGACGAGGGCCAACAGATTCGCGGACTTCCCAGGCGTACGCAAATCGCTCGCTGCCCACATCAGGCATGTCATTATAGCTGGTAATGACCATTGGGGCGCCTTCCAGCCTGGCCTGTTCGATGGCCAACTTCGCGTGCAACAGACTGGACGGGTTGATGTCCATGTAGTCATATTGGTTGCTGGCATAGGACAGATGATCGCAGGCGCCGCCAGGGAATCGAATGACGCCTTCAAGGTCGCCAAACTCTGCAGGCGTCAAGCCTTTGCCTACAACACACTTGGAAGTGGCATTGTAGAATGCGCGTGTGTCAGCGGCCAACATCCACGCACGAGGCTTGAACTTGCTATAGTCCAGATCCCCATCTTCGTCCTCTTCAATGGACAGAATAGGGATTTCCATGCCGAACATAGACTGCAACTCAGCCTTATCAAGGGCCTTTTCCCAGCGCACATGCCCCCAGGTTGCAGAATCAACGATGGCCGCTGCGCCACAACCGATTTCCTTCAGGCGCTTGACGACTTCGTCAGTTCGGCCATACGCTTCACGATAGGTATAGCCTGTGCGGACACGCAGCTGCGGCATTTGATTAGTTAAAGACATTGAACACCCCCATCTTCTGACACACATCTGCGAGCTTGCTAACGTCATCAAGCGCCCGGTGTTTCTGTACCCATTCGCCGCAATGAATGGCATACAACTCTTCCAACTTCATCCGGCGCCCGTACATGTGATATGTCTGCTCGACGGTGCATATTTCAATGGCAGGCCAATTGATGTCTTCCAAGGTCATGTCGCGACGTTTCAAGTCGTAACGCAGCATCGCCTTATCGAAAGACAAGTTGTGTGCGATAACTACTTGTGCTTTTCCGAAGAAAGTCTTCAATCTTGGCACGAAGTTGCCAAAGTCTGGCTTTCCACAAACATCCTCATCGGTCAAGCCGGTGATCTTTGTGATGATGGCTTCCAGAGGAATGTGGGGATTGCAGATGAACTCCAGAGTGTCGAAGTTCTGTTTGCCATCAGTCAGAAGGCCTGCAAACTCGATGATGCGCGGCTGCTTATCGATGTCAGCATCACGGTGGAATGGCAACCCCGTTGTCTCGGTATCGAATGGAGCAATGATCATGTATATTCCTTTCTGAACATTCTATGTGAAGACGGCAAGCGCTTGGCCTGCCGTCTGCTCTATCTTACTGGCTTGCGCTCAGCGCCGCAAATCGGGTCACTCTGGCGCGTAAGGCAGTCGCACGATGAACTTCAGATCCACACCAATGATTTCTCGGGTGTCAAAGATCACATAGTTGTAGCGGCGCGAATCCTTGATTGCCGGATTGGTGTGCGACTGGGTGACGACTTCCTGGGCTACACCAACGCCTTCGCTTTCCATGAACTCGCGCCACTCCAGCAGCTCTTCGGCGGTGACGTGCATGCCCAGGTGCGAAACCTGCTCTGGGTGCGCATTGCCGTTGTCGATGTTGGCGGAAATCCAGTTGTCACCGCTGGTGTAGTCCAGAATTTCCAACTCAAGCGGTTTTGCGGCTTCTGCATCGGAACCGCTTCCAGCCTGGTAGTTAAAGCGCAGGTCGGCCTCGTTGGTGCCGCCTTCGCAAAAGACCTGGCCAGAAGCAACAACGTGGTCATGGAACCACTCGGTGAGGCCGATCTTGGCCAGGAACTCTTCGGCGCGCTTGGCATACGGAACGGATACGGCGATTTGTTGAATTTGGAACTTAGGCATTTCAGTTACTCCAGAGTTGAAAGTTGAATTACTTACCGAAAGGAATGTCACAGCCTGACATGTACTTCCAGTTGCCGCTGGTGATAAGCTCAGCAATGAACTGGGCGATGCCTTCTGGTGGCGATTCCAGGCCGTGCATCAGGGACTTGCGCTGGTACTCTGCCGCATACTCCTTTGTCCAGCCACGGGTCTTGACCACATTGTCTTCGATCTGCTTGGACATGCCGGTGCCAGCAATCTTGTTGGGGCTGACAGAGAACACGGTAATGCCGTGAGTCTTGGTCAGCTCGTGGGCCATCTGCTTGGTGATCATCAGCGCAGCAGCCTTGGAGGCGTTATAGGCCAGACTTGAAGTCATCGGCATGTTGGCTGCGTTGGAGACGATATTCAACACGAAGCCTTCTGATGCCTGTAGGTGCTTGAGGAAAGGCTGAACCATGTGCACCATCGAGAATGCGTTGACGCCCATGACACGCATCATGCTTTCGGCGCAGATGTCAGCAAACCACTCGTTGCAGTTGATGCCGGCGCAGTTGATGATGCCAAAGACCTCATCCTGGCTCGGCATCTCGCCAATCATGTGGCTGGCAAACATGCCAACCTCGTTGCTGTCTCCAACATCGCAGCAATAATTGGCGTACTGCCCGCCGTTGATGTCAACGCCAACCACTTCGATTCCGCGCAGGCCGTTAAGAGCCTTGCAGATTTCTAGTCCCAGGCCGCTGGCTGCGCCGGTGACGATAATTACTTTGCTCATGCCTCAGATATCCTTAGTGGACTTTGATGGAGTGGGG